TATTTCGTTGTAATCTGTTATTTCGAACATTGTCTTCCCATCTAAATAATCCATAATAATGATATTGTTATTATTATTTGTGAATTCTTGAAACACCGTCGGGATTATAATTCTTTTCGATTTCTTATATTTTTCACAAAATAATGCAATATTATTAGCTTCCTTTGTGAAATCACATTGATTAATTAATGCATCTTTGTTATACAGTACTAAATTCCCAACACTGATGTTTTTTTTCCCGAATATATAGTAAGTAATAGTATCCAGCATTCCTGTAAAAAACAGGATATTTGAGATACAATTTTCAACTGTATCTTGTATATTCGGCCGTTTTAGCTTAATGATAACATTTTTATCGTCAAGCGTGCCTTTAAATACAATGGAAATCGTGCCGGAATTATGTGGGTTTTCAATGTCATGTATCACAAGTTTTTTCCCGATAGAGTTTGCATAATCGATTGCATTCTCTATAACATCAATATCAATATCAGAAACGTCATAGGGAACTTTATCTACAAAATCCCTCAAATAATCGGATAATTCTTCATCATCGTCGAAATTATCTAGAATCCCCCATTGAAGCAGTTTGACATAGTATGGGTTAAAATTAGATACTAGTTTGCACATGTTTTTAACATAAGTTACATGATCAATACATGACGTTTTATAACTACAATAAGTATAAAACCCTTTACAAACCGTAATGAAACCCATAAAATAATTGGATGTCATAATTATTATAATATCCAATCAAAACTTTTAAATGTATTAAACTTATAATAATAAATTGAGACTAAGTCAAATATTCTCAATTTATTACTTTCATTTATTATTAACTATGTTGCATATAATAGCCCACAGTTTCCACCAATAAAGTTTACAACATTGATGCGTTCTTCGAACAAAACCATATTGAAATTATAGTCGTATATTCTCCAAGTAGGTTTATTAACACCAATAATTTCTCCTGTTGTTGGATCACAAATATTCATTGACTGAGCATATGGATCCAGAGGGGGTGTGATTGTAGTTGTTTCAAGTTCAATGTTTGTAAAACGATTCATATTCATTGCTCCGCTGGGTTGCAGATCAAATGGCGATGTATTGAGACAATAATTATATACATATAGCCCTTCAGGTGCGTCTCCCGCGGTTCTTGTATATTTTTCAATATAATCATATACACCGACGGGTTGTACGTTTTCGCGATAAATTCCATCTAATAAAATACCCATATCCAATAAAATATTTTTGGTGTTTTCAAAACTATATGTGCCTGTTATCATCCACCCAGTTAGTTTTCCATCGGTGTTTACACCTGGTCCTATTAATGCCGGATCACCATCTCTATCGACAATATATTCCCCACTTGTTAAAGCAGGATAAATATCATTGGGAATATAACGATATGGCCAGTTCGTATAATTAGACCATTCATTTCTAAGATTCGCATCACTGCGTTGAAAATAGAACATGTAACTCGAAACCATTCCTAAAGAGTCCAGGTCTATTTTTTTAGGCCCAGTTACGTTATAAAAGATTGATTCTCGAACTTGTTTGAATAAATATTTCTGTTCGTTTAGTGCAAAAACTCTCGATTCGTCATTGGATAGGAAACCATAAGTGCAGTTTAGATGAATATCCGCATTCCAAATGCTTCTTGTATCAACATAAGAAGCAGTGCCTAAATTAATGTCTGGTGGTGTTTGAAGAAACCTGTGAAATTGCATATAGTACTGATTAAAATTGGGAGCAATGTACGGGAAATTGTTTACACTGTCATAAACATCGCGTATTTGGAATAATTCTTGGATCGGTCGCATTGTAACATTAATGTGTAATTCGTTATATTGGAGAGAAACTAAAGGAAAAGCCATTTGTGTTTTTAAATTAAACCATGCATTTAATGGAATATATAAAACTCGACCGTTAATTGATGGTTGTGCCCCGGCAGGATTTTGAGTGTAGAATGCATTTGGATACGCATTGACTCTAGAGCCGGAGTTTGACGGATCCATAACTTCAGGAACGTTGCCTGTCATTTTATTGAATAAATTACGCTTTGTTCCATTAAAATCACGCTGCACCATGGACTGTATATATGCACCCGAAAACTCCTGTATAGTTTGGTTTCCGCAAGTAATGGATATTTTTGAGATCATTTGTGTTCCAATATTATCGATCCATCGAAACTCATAGGGAACCCATTTACCATCGTTAAAGTCTGGAGCATTGGGGTCATCACGAGGGGGTACAATAGGGCTCCATATATTAGGAAGTTCAACGGATAAATAACAATCCATTAATAAATCGGCGTATCTTGGTATCTTAAATGTAAAGGTAGAGTCTTCTGTTAAACGCAGAGTCTTTGCGCCTTCAAAATCAACCCTGAATTTTTGCATACCAAAATTAGTGTATTTAGAATAAGTTGTCTTGAAAAATGTTTTAGTTGGATTCCCATTTAATATTATATTTTGTTGGCCTTCTGATACTAATTGCATTAAGCCTCCTGGCATTGTATATATACCTTATATGTATATTTTTTAACTATAATTTCCAAATTATAATTTATTCCATAAACTTGTATTTATAAAATAGTATATTATATTAGATAACCAATCATGCAAGAACCAGAAAAAACTCTTGATTCTGTTAAAAACTTTATGAATGATATTAAAAATCTTAATGAGGGTTTTATTACTGGTATTCTGATTTTTATTATTTTAACAATCATACTAAGTATCCTTGTTTATTATTTATATATGAGAAATCTCGGCGATCGAGAATGTAGTTTAATGAATAGTTTATATCAAGACAATAGCTTGTATATAACTTCGTTGAATTACGAAAACGAACGTTGCAAACATACATTAAAGGATTATTATATAATGACTGCATATAACGCGTGCAGTGGTGGAAGTTATAAAAATGATTTCGTTGGATTGTGTCCTTTACAAAATATTATTAAACAAGGTGTACGAGGATTAGATTTTGAAATTTATTCGATTAACGATCAACCGGTTGTATCAACATCAACCGTTTCCAGTTATTATATTAAGGAGACATATAACTATGTTCCGTTTAGTGATGTAATTAATACCATAAAAAGTAGAGCATTTACCGCAGCAGAGGCACCGAACTATGAGGATCCAATTATTATTCATCTAAGAATAAAAAGTAATAACCAAAAGATGTTGTCAAACCTGGCAGAAATATTTTCAGGAATTAATACTTACTTATTGGGAACAAATTATAGCTTTGAATATAATACATGCGAAGACAACCAATGTTATGCAAGAAATCTAGGAGATGTAACACTGAAAGAATTGAATACAGACGAATATGGAAAAAAACGTAATCGCATTATTTTAATCGTAGATAAATCAAATACAGCGGTTATGGAAAACCAAGAATTATATGAATATGTAAATATGACAAGTGGATCTATGTTTATGCGTAATTTAAACTATTACGATGTTCGATATACACCTGATATGAATGAATTGCAAAATTATAATAAAACGAATATGACAATATCGGTTCCTGATGACGGCATATCCCCAGAAAACCCAAGTGGAATAATTACCAGAGAAATGGGATGTCAGCTATTAAGCATACGATACCAAGAATATGATGAAGTTACACAAGAGAATATTTCTTTTTTCAACAAAGAAGGGTATGCATTTGCATTGAAACCCGAAAGATTACGATATAAGGAGATTTCTATCAAACCAACACCAGAAAAATCCTGAACAATTGAATTTCGCAACCAGAAAAATATCGAGTGATTATTACTCATTTGAAACATAACCATATATGATCATCTTTTTACAAAACAAATAAATCAAAAACAAATAAACCAAAACAAATAAATCAAAAACAAATATATTATAGTTTTTTGTACCTATAATATATACCAAATTAGTATTATGAAAAAAGAAGTATGTGATAAATCAATGTCTTTTGCTGAATGTGAATTGGCAATATTAAGAACATCCGTCGATAAAGCAGAAGAGAACACTGGTCGAGCCAGTGTAAACTCTGAAGATGTTAAAAAAATGATATCAATCGTCGAGGGGTTTCTGCGTAAAAAGCAGTTAATCGCATACGGCGGGACAGCCATTAATTCCATCTTGCCAAAACAAGATCAATTCTATAACAAAGATATTGAACTACCAGATTACGATTTTTTTACACCCAACGCATTAGAAGATACAAAAGAGTTGTGTGATTTGTATGCAAAGGCCGGGTTTATAGAGGTTGAGGGAAAACCTGGAGTACATCACGGTACATTCAAAGTATTTGTGAATTTTACACCTGTAGCAGATATTACATACATTCATAAGGATATATTTAAAGAAATTAAGAAGGAATCTATCCGTATTGGTGGTATTTTGTATTCGCCACCGAATTACTTGCGCATGGCAATGTTTCTTGAGTTATCTAGACCTGCCGGTGATGTAAGTCGCTGGGAAAAGGTAATGAAACGTCTAACTTTGTTAAATAAAAATTTTCCACTGACCGCAAAAAATTGTAACAAGGTTAATTTTCAAAGAAATATGGCAAAGGGTAAAAAAGAGGACAAAATTTTCGAAACAATTAAAAGCACATTTATAGATCAAGATGTTGTATTCTTTGGTGGATATGCCATGGCGTTATATTCCAATTATATGCCAAAAAAACAGAAACGTCGTTTTCAAAAGAGTCCGGATTTTGATGTCCTAGCAGAAGATCCAGAAAAGGTTGCTGATATAATAAAGGAGAGACTTCATGATATTGGTGTAAAAGACGTTAGAATTGTAAAACGAGATGCGATTGGAGAGATTGTTGCACAACATTGTGAAATTATCATTGGTAAAGATACTGTTGCGTTTGTTTATGAACCACTTGCATGTCATAGTTATAATGTTATCGATGAAAATGGTGAGAAAATAAAGATTGCTACAATTGACACCATGTTAAGTTTTTATTTGGCATTTTTATATGCATCACGAGATTATTATGATAAAGATAGAATATTATGCATGTCTCAATATTTATTCAAGGTCCAACAAGAGAATCGGTTAAAACAAAAAGGTTTACTTCGTAGATTTAGTATTAAATGTTATGGTAAACAACTAACATTGGAAGATATGCGCGCAGAAAAGGCAAAGAAATATGAAGAATTGAAAGGAAAGAATGGGACTCGTGAATATG